GCACCCGCTAGTTCGTTCTCGGTCATCTACGTACCTTTCGGTTCCTGGCTTGCCCTGCCAGTAGGGTTAAGGCTATGTAACATGATTTGTTACGGTAGTCAAAAGTGTTACTTGGCGACCCAACCAGTATTGCCCACGCCGCTTTCCTTGATGTAGAGCGTCGTATTTGCGCCGCCGTCGGTGCGGGTAAAAAGAGATCCTACAGGGGCCGTCACAGCGCCTTCAGGCGTTCCCGCACCGGTACGCCAGATAACGCTGCTGTTGCCGGTGAAGACTAAAGACGCCCCCGCAGCGACAAGCGAAATGTTACCTGCCGTAAAACGATGAGTTGTAACGCTAGAATTTCCATACGTAAACTCGTTGCTTACGGTAGTTGCTGACGGCTGCGTGTTATAACCAAAAAATGCGTTGTTGTTGCCGCTTACAAGCGTGCTGCCCGCAGATTGGCCAATAAAAACGTTATAAAAATTGTTGGTGGTTATGCCGCTGCCCGCACTATAGCCGATAGCTGTATTTGCGCCGCCCGTAGAACTGTTAAATAGCGCGCTATCACCTACCGCAGTATTAGTCCCTCCTGATGAATTGCTCACTAACGAGTTAATACCAACGGCTACGTTCTGATCGCCTATAGTATTGCTTGCCAGTGCGCTGTACCCAATAGCGGTCTGTCTCTTGCCAGTCGTAGTAGCCGCTGCTGCAAGCGCGCCAAACACTGTCATTTGAATAGCGCCAGTTTGCAATGCGGCGGCAGCGCCGCGACCAAAAACGGTAGAGTTGGTTTCGCTTAGTCTGCCTTTGCCAGCAGTAACACCGTTAATTGTCATCTCACTAGACGACACAACAATACCTGTGCCGTTAGGCGTAAGCGTAAGATTGCCATTAGTGTCGGTCGTGCTGACAGTATTACCATCGACGCGCACATTATCGACGTCAAGTTGCGCGGCAGACACAGCACGGCCTGCTGTAAGATCGCTAACCGCGACTTTTTTAGTCGTGCTGCTCTGCACAATCGGCAGAACTTCCGTGCCCGCCAACGGCGTTGTGGCTGCGGTAAGCTGGGAAATTTTTTGGTCTGCCATGATATATCCTTATGCGCCAGTACGTATCAACAACCAAGCAATCTGCCCAGATATTGCCACGCTACAGTTAATTGTAAAGCCAGTGGCGGTCTTATTCGTGACCCACATTGTGCGGTTGCCAGTATTCTCTAAAAATATAGAATAACTAGCATTGGCTTCGGGTGTTGGTAGGGTTACGTTTACAGTTGTAGCAGCCGAAAAAGTAGCAAGGTTTGCTAAATTTCGGGCTGGAGTATCGTTGATTGACAGACCGTAACAGGCAACAACACTGATTGGGTTAAAACTAGGTGAGAAAGACCCACCAATAACGGTGCCGCTATTGCCACCTAATGAAGCCCATCTCCAAGTGCCTATAGTACCGCCAGAAAACGTCTGCAGCTTTATGCCTGAGTTCAAATTGGGTAGCTTAATAGTTAATGCGTCAAAAGCAGCATTGTCATTTTGAATAACAACGCCTTTTTGGTTGTGGATACCTACCGCTGGCATGTCGGATCCGACAATGACAGTGTCTAGCGTTGTAACTGGTACGTTAAGCGCGTTAGACAAGTACGTTGCGACTGATGTATCCGCGTAGTTACCACACAAGTAAGTTGGTAAGCCTACCGCTATAGCGGTTCCTGTTAACGTAACCGCAATAGATAAACCTTCAAAACGATTGTTGGTGATGCGCGTACCAGACACATGATACGTGGGGGCTACACTGCGCAAATCAATGCCAGTTGCCGTTATAGGACTTTCAAAAAAATTACCGTCAATATTTGTACTGTTAGCTGCGTATGTTTCGCCGGGATGGCTTGTAATGTAAATATGCGTGTTAGAACCGCTGAACGTACACCCGCGAATAGTCGTGGCGTTTGCCGCACCCAACATCTTTACGCCGTAAGTACAAAAACCTTCCGCGCCGGCCCAAGGGCGTATACTACAGCTTTCAATAACACACCAAAAACACCCTGTGTCAGGGTTAGACGGAACCGAGTTCTCTAAGCTAAACGCCGCGTATCCAACCGGTAATGCGCTGCTCACTACAACAGATATGTCGCGGCAAGTAACAAGTTCAGCGTCGTACATACGGATACCGCCAACAGCCGTTGAGTTGTTGCGGTGATAAATAGTAAAGCCTTCGATCAAGCAGTTATGGTTAGGAAACCATCCACCTCTTATATCAAAAGCCGAAATTGCGTTTTGCGTGAGAATTTCAGCGCCGTAACCAGAGATAATAAGGTTGCGTTCGCCGATGGCGCCGCCGCCAGGGTTTGCTGCGTATGTGCGGTCAATTGTAACCTGCGACGTAAATAGATACCGCCCGCGCGGAAAAAACAACGTGCCGCCAAAAGGCGCAATATAGTTTAACGCCGCTTGAACTGCGGGTGCGTCATTGGTCAGCCCGTCGCCAACCGCACCAAAATCTTTTACAGAGATGTATTGAGAAAGTTTGGCGGCTACATTCGTAAGCGTTCCCCCAGTATACGGCGGCGTATAGTCTACTGTAGTGGCCGAAATAGCCTCAATGGCAGTCAAGCCAAAAAGATTATCTTTGGTCCAGATCAAAACGCCGTTGGCGTCTTCAAGAACAAACTTGTAGTATGTAGCTTCAATCAGCCACATTTCAGCCGGCACACGGCCCGCGCTATCCAACACAATTGGATTGGGGTTGGGAGTAAGCCCGTTACGCGCGGTGTACGTCGTTAAAGGAGTAGTTGTCCCGGCAGCGTAGGAATACAATTTGCCGCCGGACAAAGGGGTTCCGTTGTCGTCAAAAAACTGCCAACCGGCGCCGCCAAGTGCAGAAAGAGCAACCATGTGCTACTCCAGAAGGATCAAGCCGCCGTCCTCTTGGACGAGGTTTTCCATGTTTTCAGTCTCAAGATTGCCTTGCGCTTGATCCGGGCCATAGCCTGAAAAGAACGAGATGATGCTACCAAGACCGATAGCCACGCCGTTCCGCAATGCGCCAGCAAAACCCATGTGATTACGCCTTGTTGATCGGCTTGCAATAGACCGTGCCGCCGGTTGACACCTGAATGGCGCTGACCCGCCACGGCGCGCCCGTCGAGTTGATCGGCACCACAAACGGGATCGGCGTGAAGGGTGGGACCGGCGTGCTGGCAGTCGTGGCCACGGCGCCGACGCCGACCTCGACGTAGCAAGCCTGGTCCGACCAAACGACAACACCCTGCGGGCCTGGCAGCCACGTCGAAGTGTTACCGGCCGTGCCCGTGTAAGCAACAGAATAGGCCGGGTAATCGGCCTTAGACATGGGGTTCAAAAGTTCCATCGTAGCTATCCTTACGCGAGGAATTTCAACTTATAGATTGTTGTATAGTACAATCCGACGATTTCGTCGATGACGTTCTGAAGCGGCGTACATTCCCGGTCAACAACGTCGTACCGGGTCTTCTCGATCTGATCGGCCTGCCGTTCCAGAAACTCCAGCACATTGTTGGACTTGTCCGCCGACATCAGCGCAATCGGCCCAATCAGGCCGTATTTGCCTTGGTACATCTCGGCAAACTTGTCCGCCAGGTCGATGATTTCATCGTAGAAACCACCGAGCGCCTGATGCTTGGCAAAAGACCGCGTGTTGAGGTGCGCCGAGTGCGTTACGTCACGGGCCAGAAACAGCATGCCTATGAACTTGTCGCAGTTACTCATTCCATTGGTCCCATCTGTTCTTCCTGCATGCCCATAGCGCCCCGGTCATCCGGCATCTGCGGCATCATCGGGCGGTTGCCAGAGATGTCACCCGTCTCGACCGCCGCAGCGATGGTGCCCATGACGATGTCCTGGATCTGCTCGGTGGACATGCCGGCCGACGTGGCCGCAATGCGTTTGGTTTCGGCCTCGTACGCCTTGATCCGCAGTTCCTGCGCATCCATCGACGACTGCACGTTGTTGAGAAGGCCCATCGCCTGCTCAAGCTGCTGCGACACGGCCTCGACCTGCTGTTCGGCCGCCTGCAATTCGGGCGACTTGTCGTCCTCGGCCAGCACCTTCGGGTCGATGATCTTCTTGAAGCGGGCCGCCATCTCCTGCGCACCCGGCCAGTCCATGTTCTTGATGAACAGGTCGCCCGCGACCTGCCACAACTGCGGGCTGGTCTGGAGGATGTTGGCCATCGCCTCGACGGCTTCCTGGCGCTTGGTCAGGTAGCTGGGTCCGGTGGTGATCACCACGTCGTAGACGCCGACCGACGGGTTGTATATCTTCTCGATGACGGTGCCCGCCTGATCGACGATCTTCTTGACCGGCTCGGTTTGCATCGGGTTGATCCGCGCCATGCCCACCTCGCCGTCCACACCAATGATGCGGGCGACGCGCTGGGTGTCGTAGATCTTGGGGATCATGTCGACCAACTGGCGGGCCACGTAGCGGATGGCACGGCCCAGATTGTCCACGAAGTGGTACGTGCCTGTGTCGCCCTCCTGCTGGCGCGCGAGGATGGCGCGGCCGGAGCGCTCGTTGCCCTGCTGGCCCAGCGAGGCGTTGTACTGGCCGGTGGTGGCCTTGATGTCCTCGGCAGCGCCCATCTTGGCCTGAATGAGGCCCGTCTGGGCCATCGGCGGCTGGGCGCGCATGGGCAGCGGCAGCACGTTGCCAGCACCGTCCTGAACGTCCGGGTTGACCTCCAGATACGGCCAGTTGGTCGTATTGGCGGTCTTCCACTGCATCTCGTAGCCTTCAAACTGGCCGCCATAGCCAATGAAGGGGGCTTTGGGCGCCAGAGCCAGCATCTCGGCTTCCTGGCTGACCCAGTAGTTGTACATGCGCTGGGCGTCCTTGGCGTTGCGCACAAGGCCCGACACGAACATGCGGCCATCGACCTCGAACTCATTGCCAACGACGCGCACGACCGGGATCCACTTGCCCGCCCACTCGCGCTCTTCCAGCACCTCGTAGCCGTTGGTCTTGAGCCACATCACCCGCTTGCGGTCGGCCTTGCGCGAGCGCAGTGGCTGGCCAAACATGGCGCGCAGCTTGGCGTCCTGCGGCGTGCCGTCGAACATCGTGATGTTGCCGGGGTACAGGTTCAGGGTGGACGGCACGTAGTCTACGTAGAAATACTCCGCAATGCGGATGGTGTTCTCACTCAGCCACATGCTGAGGGCCTGATCACCGATGCCGCGCGCCAGGATCGAACTGATCGGCTGGGCGTCGGGGAACTGGCGCTCGTACTCGGCCTTCAGCAGGTCTTCGGTGATGAAGCACCACTTGGCGTCGGACCCGCACGGATCTTGGATCGTCGGGTCCATGTAGACGCTGAAGGAGTTGCGGATGCGTCCGATCTTCAGGTCTTGATCGAAGCTGTCGTCACGGGTGTACTCCGTAAGAATACGGATGTAACCCTCGCCGTAGACCACCTGGTTGTCGCAGGCGGTGTCGTAGGCCACGTCGGCGTCGGACATATACTCGATGTGCCGGATGATGCCGTCGAAGATCTCGGCCACGGCCACGTCGGCGTTGTCGTCGGCCGGGATGACCTTGGGCGACGGCCTGTTCTGGCGCTGCTCGTTGGTCACCTGCCGGACGTGCTGCGGCAGCTTGTTGATGGTCAGGCAGGGCCGCGCGTTGATCGTCTGCCCCTGCACGGACCCGCGCGTCGCCAGCACGTCGGCCGGCCACTGCCACTGGTTGTCAGGCGAACCCGCCATGAACCGGAGATCATCCAGTTCATCCTCGCGGCTTTCGCTGTAGGCCGCGAGCGCCATCGTGAAACGCGAGCGCATGGTGGCGAGCAGGTCGGACTTGTCCGACCCGCCGTTGGCGACCTGCGCCGCGCCGATGATGCCGTCGTCAGCCAATATCAGCCCCTTACCGGGTTGTTCTGCTTAGTGCCGCCCGTGCGGCTGGTGCCTGCCTGACGACTGCCGCTGCCCTGTCCGCTGAGGCTGCCGCTGCCGCGTGTACCGCCGCCGCCGTAGCCTCCACCGCCGCTGACCCGCGTGCCGGTGGTCTTGCCCGTGACGACGCCAAAGCGTGTGGCAGGCGGTTTGGCGCGAGCCATCGCCTTCTTGGCCGGGCTCAGCTTTTCATTGGTCACGTTGCTCACAACCGTCGCGAGCTTCTTGGCGGCCGGCTTGACAACGGCAGCAGGCTTCTTGGTTACAAACTTCTTGGTTAGAATATCAGGCATCGCCTGGCGGTAAGCAGCATATGCCCCCGGCTCATACGGAGCGGTGCTATATTTGCTCTGCCTAGTCAGCATCGCGGTTCCCCACGACGGCCTTTGCCCTTGGTTTTTGGCGGTAGAAGGCTTCTGTACGTCTACCTTGCCACCCACTGCTTTAGGTGCGGGGCCATACGACCGGGTGTCCCTGTTGGCGGGCAAGTCGCCTTTTAGCCCCATTGTTGAATAGGCTTTATCAGTTTTGCCAATAGTAGAAGAGCCCATTGTCTTGTTCCTTTACTTGGTGCGCCGCACAAACTTACTGGAGCTTGGCATGCCGATATTCTCTCGCGGCGACCGCTGCACGTAGTTCTTCGTGCCGGGCATGCCGGTATTCTCTCGCGCCGACCGCTGCACATACTTACTGGAGCTGGGCTCGCCCGTGGACATGAAGCGCGGCGCCGGCATACGCGGCGCGGGCATACGTGGCTTTGCGGTCGTCATCGTCTTGAAGGCGGGCAGTTCACCGCCAAGTTTTGGCGTTCCAGCGTTGGCTTGCTTAGACTTGCCCTTGAGCGACGGCGGTTCGCGAGGCGTTGTCGCGGGCGTCAGCGCGCGCGTCGGCATCTTCATGGGTTGTGAAGACCGAAACTTCTTAGGCAGCACTGTTTCCTTCAATCGCGGTGAACGCGCCCCGACGTTGGCCGGCTGAGACGTACCCTTGACCAACGGTGGCTGGCGAGGAGTTGTCGAAGGCGGCAGAGCGCGCGACGGCATCTTCATGGGCGTCGTCGAGGGTATCCCCCTAGGCATTTTTCTGGAAGGTGGTGTTTTCTTGCTAACCATTTTTCTTACTCTTGCGTTGGACGCTGTATGCGATTGCAACCGCCTGTTTTAGCGGGCGTTTAGCTGCAATTTCGGCTTTGATGTTCTTCCGAAACGCCCCTTTTGAGGCTGATTTTACCAGCGGCATGTCACTTTTTCCGTGTTTTGGCTGACTTGCGGAAGGCCGCAGCGGTCGGAGCGCCCTTGGTGCCCGGTTTGCGCATCTTTTCGCCCGATCCGGCGGCAATGCGGGCCTTCTTGGCGGCAATATTGCTGTAGAGACCGGGTTTCATGGACAATTCCACCGTCTAAGAGACGCTTTAGCGCGTTCGCCGTTCTTGGCCTTAGCCGCAACGGCACCCATTCTCTTGCAAAACGACGCCTTGCGCCCCTTGTCGGCCTCGGTGCGCGGGTTGGGCGCAGGCGCCTTCAGCTTGGAGCCAGTTGCACGGTTGTAGCGTTCGCGGCCCTTGGCGGTCAGCCCAGCGCCTTTAGAGACGGGTAGCTTCTCGCCCCGCCCTACTGACAATGACACGCCCTTGCGAGCCATTAGCTGCCCATCCAACTCGTTAAAACGCCAGACCGACCATACGACCGCCTCTGTATCTTGTCAACGGGGGTGCGGCTGCCGACAGGGTACGCGAAGGTCACCGCGATGGCGTCGGCAGCGTCGGGGCTCGCAAGCCCCCGCGCCTTCATCTCCTTCTTGCCCTCCAGGAAGATCGTCCCCTTGCTGTCCGGCTTCATCTTGGGCGACGTCAGGTCGGACTTCAGCAGCTTGTCCGCCGGTATCGACGCCGTCTTGAGCCAGTCGCGCATGAGGCCCCACATCTCGGCCCGCTTGTTGCCGTACATGATGGGCTTCACCGACTTGTTCCCGAAGTTGACGCCCTTGATCTTGTAGCGCTGCTCCTTCAGGCGGTCCACGACGCCGGCTCCCAGCCCGCCCTCGTCGATCACGACGAGCGCCGGGTTGTACTCCTCGATGGCCTCGATCACCCGGCCGACGATCTCCATCGTGTCGTCGCCCCTGTAGCGCTTGATGGCGTTCAGGTCGCGTCCTTGCCGGACGGCGATGACCGTCGCGTCCGCCCCGAACCGGGCCGGATCGACGCCGATGATGATAGGGGCGGTAGCGTCCTTGTAGCGCGGGCGCCCGAAGGCGTCGTCAACGAGATAAACGGGGATGAACTGGTCATCTCCAGCACTGGGAAACTCACCGTAGACCTCGACGTGCGCCTGAACGCTGTCAGGACCGTACTCCTGGATGATCTGTTCATAGACTGCCTTGTCCGTTCCTTCGACCGACCGGGCATCGACCACCTTGTTGCGCCAAAAGTCCCGCTTGGCGTTGAACGCCTCGTAGAAGTACCCGGTGTTACGGCGGGGGTTTGAGAATGCCAGCCAGAAGCGGTTGGGCGTGTTCTCCGTAAAGAAGCCCGCACTGACGGCCCAGATCGGGTCCGCGATGCCGCTGGCCTCGTCGAAGATCAGCATCACGCCGTCGAAGTTGTGCACGCCCGCGTAGGCGTCCGGGTTCTCCTCGGACCACAGCCGGCCCTCGACGCCCCAGTAGCGCGTGCCCTTCTTCAAGTCGCGCT